AATTGCTCTAATTCGTGTATAAGGCCAAGCGATGCCATCAGAATTTCCATTTAATGGCTCAAGTTGATAATCACCGATTGTCCATGTGACATCGTAAACACCATCGGCATTGTTGGCAGTTTGTAAAGTTATTGCTGTTCCTGCCAAATCGTCAGTTTGTAATACAAAATCATCATCGGCTGTAAAATAACGTGTGGCAGTTCCAGCATTATAAAAATTTCTGCTGGTATTGCCGTCAATCGCTCTGGATGCGGCTTCGATCGCCAATTCTAATAACGCATCTTCAGTTGAATCGGTAATTCTTAACGCGGCTTTAACTTGGGCTAAAGTTGCGTATCCATTTGTGATTGCCATAAAACTCCAAAACTCTTTGTATCTAGTCTAATGCCTTAAAATGAACTTTGAATCTTTTTCTTGAAAATTAATGTTTTTTTCTGCAACAAAACGATTAACGGCTTTTTTGACTCCTGACCATGTTTCAGAATAATCATCACCAAAAACCATTTTTGTGCTTATTGGCCACCAATCATTTAAATCATCATAAACTTCTTTTTCTTGATGACCTGCATCAATATAAATCAAATCAACCTTAACATTTAAAATTTGACATAATTCAGCCGCACTTGAAGAAGTCATAGGCAATGCCAAAATGTTTTCATTTAAATCACAATTTGTTACATTAATATTGAATTGATTAAATTGTTCGTTAAAAACATTATCAACATTGACATAATTTTCTAACCATAAACTTGCATTTGAACCCAAAAAAGTATCTACGCATAAAATTTGAAAATCATTTATATTGTTTGCTTTTAAACATTTTGCCATATGTATCGCTGATGCGCCAACCCATGAACCAATTTCAATAATTGTTTTCGGTTTAATTTCTTGAATTACGTCATCAAAAACAACGCTTTCAGATTGCCAACCAAAAATTTTAGAATCACCTTTAACAACCTTGGTTTGTAAATTAAATTTTGTTGATAATTCATTTAAATTCAAAATTGCAACGCTTCTTTTTTATTTGTATCAGTTTCAGCCCAACCAGACATAGAATTAGCAAAATCTTTTCTATAATCGTATAAAGGTTTTCCTGCAAAACCAAATTTTGCGCCAAGCCTTGCTGATTTACGCCACATAGCCCAATCGGTTAAAGCAACGTCGGGATAATTACATTTTTCCCACCAAGATTTTTGTATTGGTGATGCACAACAAAAATAACAATAAGGTTCAGAATAAATACTTTCATTATTCATATTTGGTGGAACATAAATTTCACTTAATCCTTGAACCTGATAACCGACTTGCCAAATATCACAATCTTGTTGTTCCAAATCATTTAATGCATTAGGTTTTAAACGATCATCAATATCGCAAATCCAAATCCATTTTGTTTTTGCTTTTTTAGCACATTCGTTCCAAAAAAATGGTGAACGCCATTTAACATTATTTGTATTACGAATGATTTGTTTACAATTAGCATTTCGATGTTTATCTGTTCCCATTAAAATTTGTTTTGGTTTCATTTCTAAATTTTCAATGGCTTCAAACCAACCATCTATAAAATGATTATAATCATCACCATAAACTGCTGTAATTATTGTTACATCTACCATCTCAAAGGAATCCCTTGAGTCGATGGATGCCCAACATGATAAATCCAAGTTATTTCATTATGATGATAAATTTTTTTATTAGCCGCAACCAATTTTTTTATCATTGCAAAATCTTGACCAATACGATTTCCTTCATTATCCAATTCCATGCTGTTAATGTCAAAATCTTTGCTGAAACCACCAACTTCTAAAATAGATTCTCGTTTAGCAATCCAAGTTATAGCAACTTGATGCACATTACTATTTGACCACGCCATTCCACGATATTTTTCCAGATGACCAGCATCGGGTAAATTTGAATATTTAAAATGGGGATAAACAAGGTCAGCATCTTGTTCAACAATTGTTTTATAAATTGATTCAATGTGATTAGGTAAAAGTTCATCATCATCATCAAGAATGGCAACATATTTTGTTGTTGCTTCTTCAATCATGGCATCAAGCATTGCACAATGACCTAAACGTTTATCATCTAATTTAATTAAATGTTTTGCTGGTTGCAAAGTTTGATTTTTAACGCTTTCAATACAACGTTGCAACAAATCATAACGTGTTGGAATTGTTGCTGTGCAAATAGTTACATCGGCCATTAATCCCATGAATTTCTTCTTCTTCTGCGCAATTGCCAACCACCCTCATTAAATTCTTCATTATCCATTTTATTTTTAAAATGTTCCATATTGTTTTGAAATGTTACGTCATTAAATTTTTGAAATCCATTTTTCAATGTAGATGAATTATCGTGAGCAATTGGAATAAATGATCGAACAATTTCCATATTTTGTTTTTGTATTCTTATTTCCATGTCGTTATCCTCAAAATATGCTGGATGAAATGCTTCATCAAATAAACCAACCTTGTCCACAATTTTTGAACCAATAGAAAATGCACACCATTCAGGTGTTCCATTTGATAACACTAATTTTTCGGGATGAGAATATTCAGAAAACATTTTTAAACTTTCCCCACCCCATTCAACATCAAAATTGGAAATCAACCAATAATCGCTCATTGGTAAAGATTTAATTCCAAGATTCCAAGATGATGCGACACCTAAATTTGATGGCATTTTTAAATGCCAAATTTTTGAAATCCATTGATTCCAGTTAGGTGTCCAATCGTGCATGCGTGCGCCGTTATCAATAATGATTAAATCTTTAATCGGATAATTGATTGATTCAATCATTCTGTATAACAAATCGTGACGTGTTAAAATTGGAACAATCATTGCAGGTATCACTTATGTATCCCTTTCATCCAAAAGTCGTTAAAAATGCCCTTAAATCGCGTTTAAAGCCTATTTGGTGAGCAGTTTATTTAAAACTGGTTTCCAATGTGATTCAAAAATTGTATCCGCATCGTATAACAAAGCAAAATCAATTGCTTGTTGTGAACGCGACCTACCTTTTTGATAAGCCTTTTCTAACGCATCAACAATTGACGGAATCAATGGGGTAGTGAAAAATGATCGTTGCATAGGATCCCAATACGGCTGGCAATCAACCAACCAACCCTCACCCACTAATTCTGTGCTGGCGGCAAAATCGGAAACGATAACACGCGTTCCACATGCTTGCGCTTCTATTGTTGGAATGCCAAAACCCTCACCCATTGAAACACCAAGGAAAACATCCATTGCTGTGTAAGTCGCTGAAACAATTTCTTGACTTAACGCTGTTCTGTAAAGGTAAGGATCAATAAATTTATATTGATGTTTTTGCAAACCAACGGCTTGAATTAAATCCATCAAATTAATTCCACCAGCCGCACCCAAATAATCTGTATGTAAATACAAAATTGCATCATCATGTTTTTGAGCAAACATTGAAAACGCCAAAAGGTTTTCACCAAACGCTTTGCGATTAGGAACTATGCCTTTATTGGCTGCGTTCATCCCAACAACAAATTTATCTTCACCAATACCTATAAATTCACGACCTGTAATTTTTTCATTATCAGCAGTTGTAATTTTAAAAGTTGGTTGAAATGTTTTTTCAATAGCATGTGGAACATATTCTGCTTCAATACCAACATTTTCAAACATTTGTTTACCAAATTGACTCATGACAATCGGGGTTACAAAAGATTGTTCACACCATTGCGTAACTTCTTTTGGTGCAGGAAAATGATCAACAGGAACCCATGAAGCAACTTTCCAATCAGCCCATTTTTTTCCTTTAAAAACCCAAACATCGTACAAAGTCATTAACAAATTCGGAACATCTGGTTCACGACTTGTCCAATCGTACATATGTGCTGGAACAACATCGTTGGAATAATTTTCATGACCACGCGCATAAATAGGAATTTCGCCATAAGGCGTATTCCAACTGGTTGATGCTCCCTCTAAACCATAATTTGCGGCTATTGCTACTTCGTATTTTTCTTTTTTAAGTCTTGTTGTGACTTGCGCTGTTTGTTGTCCATAACCAGTTGCGGCCCATGGGGCGTTACTTGTCCAAAGGATTCTTCCAGCACTTGGAATCCCAACATTTCGAACACTTGAGCCATTTCTGGATTCATTTTTATTGGTACGTTCTTGATTACGACGCTCGGCACGATTCACCTTTTAATTCCTTTGTTCGCAGGTTTAAACAAATCCTACACATAAAAAGCAGAAACCCCGACAGCCTGCGCTCCGTCGGGGTTTCTGGTCTAGGGATTAATTACTATTAGGAGTTTGAACTCTTGTAGTATTTAATGTGGCTAGTTTGTGGCAAATTGCCATCCACGCGGAATGTCGCACGGAATGTTACCAAATCAGTACTGAAAGCGAAATCATCGCTTCTGTCTAATCTGATTCCACCAACTTGACGAACCATATAACTTGGCAAATGACCAAATAATACTGGTTTAGCGGCTGATGCTGCGGTTGGCATAGTTGGGTTTTCAAATATTTCGTAACCCAATAGCAAGTCGCGTTGCTCTGCACCTAGAGATGGGCTGAACAAATATTGTCCTGATCCGTCTTTAAGTTTACGAACGTTAGCGATTTGTGCTGCTGCCATCATGAAACCAACACCCGGTAATCTTCTGCCGGCTGTATCAACAGAATAAACTAAATCAATTAAATTATCTGCTGTTGGTGATAATGAAGTTCCCGCAACGCCTGAACCTGCAACAGTAACGATTCCGTTAGGTTGTACAGTTCCGGTGCCGTTTGTTAAAGCGTTATTTACAGAATAACCAAGTGCGTTACCGGTTTGTTCTGCCAAAAATCCGAGAATATCTACTCCCGCATCTTCAATTAATTCACGTGAAACTTGGGTTAAGAATGAGTACTTGTATGCACCAAGAGTTACAAATGAATTAAATGTTGGATCGCTTTCACCAATTGCTGAGCCTTCGGCAAATGCTGTTCCGCTTGAATATGTTGCTTGTGATGGAATTTGTAAATTCTCTCCACCAGCAGTATTTAAAATTGTTGATGTTTCTAATGGTCCACCAACATAACGGGCAAGCATAAGAACGCGGTCATAAAATGATGTTGGAACAGGAGAACCAGTTGATCCTTTTAGAACGTCTCTTTTTTCGAAATCGAATGAGCGGATTTCGCCACGTGCCATAGAACGGATAACTTCTGCATCTGTTCTGGATTGTGCTGGTGCGGTTGCAACTTCAACGTTTTTCATTGCTTCAGCAGCAGCGAAAGCGCGTTGTTCATCTTTTTGGATGGTTTCAATTACACGAGCGCGTTCATCTAATTCAGATGAAATTTTTGTGTATGTTTCGTTTTCTTCAGCGGTTAAATCACGTTTTTCAGCGGCAGCACGATCAAGTAATTCTTTTGCAGCGTGCCATGCTTTTTGACGTGCTTCATGCTGAACTTTAATATAGTCAGACATTTTTTTCCTTTTTTGGGTAGGTTTTACTGCATTTTGATTTGAATCTGCATGAGGCTCACTCAAATGCAGTAATGTAACAAACTTGGCGGCTCGCGCTCAAAGTTGTTAATTCATTATTACATAAAACTTAGCGAGTTTCTTGAACGGCAACAATTCTGGTTTCTTTAACCGGTTCAAATTTTTTAATTTCTGGTTTATCAATATTTACAATGGCTTCCGCCATTGCATCTGCCATTTCAGCAATTGCGCCTGAATCGGGATTACCAGCCACTTTTAATATTGCGGACTTTATTTGTTCTTTATTCATTAGATCGCCTTAAATAACATGTCGAGTTGTTTACGTTTAATATCCAACAAATCTTGTGATGATGGATTTGATTCTTTTAATTTAGCAACTGCTTCACCGATTACATCAGCATGATTCATTGATAATGTTTCACCGGCTTCAAGTTTGGTTAATGCATCAGCCAAAACATCAGCATCCATTCCAGTTCTTGTTGCTAAAGCATCAATTGAACGAACTGTTGCTGTTGTGGCTTCATATGCTGGAAAACCTGTAACAATTGAAACTTCATGTAAACGAATTTGATGTAATTCTCTGGTCATCCCATCATCAGACCATTTATCGCCTTTGTTTGGAACGCTGAAACCAAAGGACATTGAATTAACATCACCACGTTGCATTAAAATGGATAAATCTCGTCCTGCAGTTGTATCAGGTAAAGTTGTTTCAGCCAATAAACCTTTTGAATCTTCTGATAAACGTAATGTTTTTGAACGAGTTGAACCTAAAACAATATCCATATTATGATTCATAAACATTTTTATTTCATTACGAGATTTTAATGATCGCTTAAATGCTCCGGGCATAATAAATTCTGTAAAAGGAAGCGGTTCGCTTGGCGAATTAAAAACTGCGGCATAACCTGTAAATGTTCTTTTATTTGCATCAATTTCACCATTGCGAATTTCAAAAGTAACATCGTTAATTCTGCGTTCAACTAATGCTGGCATTTTTTCTTCCTTTTCTTTTCTCAATTGTAAACTAACAGAAGCCCATCTGCTTTTTTCTTCTTCAGCACGAATCCGTTCAACAACGTTTTCGGCAAAATTCATTGTTCGTTGAGCGGCACGTTTGCTTGGACCCGATCCCCAAAGTAAATGCGCAACTAAACCCGGTCCAGGATATCCAGAATCATTTGGGTTTGAATTTTGTGCCGCATCTAAATCTGGCATATGTCTTGCAATCCAAGCGGCAATACGAATCCATTTATCATCCGAAATTTGTCCATCAGCCATTAAACGTGCTTCACGTTTTGTTTTGTCGGTCAAACCATCACCACCATAACCATCATTTAAATATTGCAAACCCCGACGAGCAGCAGCACGCATATAAGCCGGTGCTTCTTGATTAATTGCTCTTTCTTCATATTCATCATCATATTTTTCAGAATCATCTATAATTTCTTCAGGATATTCTTCAATATTTTTTTCAGGTTGCCATGCGTTACAGTAATACGCACCATTGACGTAATCATCCCACTTTTCGCACCAAGCACGCAATTCCCCATTATCAAATTCTTTAACATCATCTTCTTTGTAAAACATGCAATTGCCACAAGCACGACCTTCTGGAACATCATCACTCAGAGATGGTCTGTAGTTATCTGGCAACACTCTTAAAGTGTTCAACAAACGTAAATCATCAATTTTTGTAAGAGTGGAGAATTTGTGGCCAACTAAAATATCCGTTGCTTGCCAACCCTCATCATTTTCTCTATAAATTCTTATTAAAGCCGCAGGATCATCTTCAGTTCCCTCAATATTAAAATCAGAATTAGGAACATTAATAGATCCATTTCTTACAATTCGAACAATTTTTCCTCTTGCGCGACCGCCGGAAGCACCCCAAGAAACAAAATCTCCAATATTTAAAGCGTTTGGTTTTGCTCTTTCTCCGCCGGGTTCAATATTTTCAGCAATTGAAATAGCAACCATCTGGTCTATAGCATCTTGTTTATTGGCATGACATCCGATTACTTCGCCATCTTCTTTAATAGTTGCCCAACCAAAACAATCGGGTGATGAATCAGTAATAAAATATGGCATTACAAAACCTGCTTAACAATAGAAACTGTTGCTGTTGAAGTTGTAATAATTGCATACAAAGAATTTCCTGGCGCTAAATTTATTTCAAATGAATCTTGTTTGATTAACCTTAAACCTGTTGAGGTTGTCACAGCAGAATTGCCTATATAAACATTGTCTGTGTTGTCGTGTAAATGTAAATGAACCAAAACTGGATTATTTTCAGCAGCGATCAACAAAGTTGGAGAAGTTGTAACAGTAACTTGAGAACTTGTTAAAGCCATTATTTGACCTCATAAACTGATTCTGGATTATTAGGATCAATTTGTGCAACAGGTTGAAGTTGTGTAGATGGAACACCTGTATGAGTAATGGATGGCAGATTTAATGCTTGTAAAGTGCCAGCCGGATCAAAACCTGACAGAATTAATTTTTGTGCCATAGCAACTTTTTTATCGGTTTCAACTAAATCTGCAGCAGCCAAATTCACGTTCGCTAATGGCACACGATAAACATCGCCAGATTCAACAGGTCTTAAATCTTCAAATCTTCTAATATCATTTATGGAAAGAAAACCTGCTTGTGAACCAATAGAATAACCTTGCATGCGTGTAGCAAAATCGCCACGTAATAAACCATCAACATTAATTCTTAAAAATACATCTCTAGGTAAAAGTCGAGAATATGCTTCTTCAATTTTTGTTATATAAGGTCTTAAAGTGTGAGTCA